CGGGAGACGCTTCAACAATTTATTTAAATTATTATCTTTGCGTAAAGATGTTATACCTAATCTCCATCCAGTCACACCGAAATATTTCGACAAAGAAAATACCTCGATAGTATTTTTAGGACATGAATACGCCAGAGAATTATACTCATTTACAAAGGGCGCATAAACATTGTCACTTAAAATAATTAAATCCTTTCGCGTTGAATTAACAATATTACCTATCCGTTTTATATTTCGCAAGGGGAGAGAAAAGGCACCCGGATTAGCCGGGTTTACCATAAATAACGCTTTTATCGACTTGTCTTTCAAACGATCAATCTCTTTATCATCGAGAGAAAATTCCTTATTAGGATTCCCCTTCAAAAATACCATCTTTAATCTATACCGCTTTAATGCCGGCATCTCAAGATAGGGGCTGAAAATTGGAGTAATGATGGCAATTTTATCACCAGGATTAAGGAGTCCGTTAATATGTAAAGTATTAAATACATATAAAATACCAGCAGCAGCCCCCTCCGTCACAAAACACTCATAATTATCTGGTTTTTCAGGCGTAGGACGGTTCCCGAATATTAAATTAAACATAAAATTTTTGCAGACGAGAGAAACGTGTGGTTGAATGCGCGGGGGAGAAGGATAAAAACATCCAAGATGAGACATAACCACATCGTGAAAAATAGCATTGGGGGATATCTTAGCCTTTTTTGCTTCTCTTTCCAAATAATTCAAATAGTCGAGAATAAATGACCGCTCACGGGGCGGCGCCCCATTGCTTATTTTTGATATAATTACCTTTTTATAATTCATAGCTCCGGCGGGCGGATAATCATGTAAATCTCTAAATATCTCACGACTTGGTATTTTCTCTAGCGGATTAGATATGTGAGTGCAAGCATATTGCAAGTGTGCAAATATCTTGCGCACGAATATGTTGAAGAAGTCAGGATTGCCGCGCCCCGCATTCAACATCTTTCGCGGCTCTTTACCTTTGGCAAATTTAATAAGAATATTTTTTAACTCAAATGGAGATAATCCATCATATTTTTTAAATTTTTTCCCAGTAATACTTTTACGTCTTGTCTGCTTTTTTCGTTGTCTTCGAACTCTACGAGTTTTCATATATATATATATATATTTCACCGAAAAAAGTTTTCGTGAAATTTATAATAGACAGCAACATTTGATAGTACCTTTTTCTTTATTGGCAAATAAGCTGCGCGCACGTCGCCAAGCTAGTCAATTATGACAAGGGGGCAATGTAACATACAGTTTTCTACATCGTTTGTTACCCGTCCCCAATTTTTCTGTGGCACCGACTGTTGCTTGATAACCTGTGTCAGCAAATAATTCACGAAAAGCTTGTTCATAATGTTTCGTATACGTTCCTTGCGATAATTCAAATATTTCCTGTGGACCCGATTTATATTGAGAAACAAGAGCACGAAAGTTATCCTTCAATTGAGTGTGAAATTTTTCTTTCTGTTCTAACCATTTAGCATCATAAACACTTCGTAAATCATCCCACGTAGGAATAATATATGATCTATTTTCATCGTTTTCTAAAAGTGCGTCATTTTGACTTTCCAAAGCATATGCCATTTATGTTCATATATGAGAAAAAAAAATACCTTCATAAACGAATTTCCTAAAAGATAAATATCCATTTTATATATAGATGGAGCAAAAGCGGGGAAGACAAATATTAAAGATTGAAAAAAAATTAAAACAATCAGTGCGGGCGGCTTTAATACCCTACGGGCGGCGACTTTATGCAGGACACGCACGATATGCCGCACTCCGCTATTTTAAGAAAAATACGAAACAGATTATTTATTTGTCCGCTCTTCATAATATAAATAAAACTAATACAACATATATATTACACAGGGATAAAGGCTTTCGTTTAGGAAAGCATAATTTCATTCATACATCAAAAAGAGAGCGTTCTTTCGACTGGGTACACGACGAATTAAAGGATATATTTCCCAGCGCAAAAATACTTGCTTTAGGACCCAACGGAGGCGTTAGGGGGCTTCATACATGGATAATAAACTATTTGAGAAAACACAAAAATGCTATTTTTTTGGCGACCATTGATCCTGTTCATTATGGAAACTCACTATCTTATCCCCAGCAAATGGATAAAATAAAAAAGGAAGAGAAACTTATTACTGCTATCCTTAGTCCCAACACCTTCAATAGAAATATTGTCGATGCACAAAAAACACTTGAAATTTTCATGAAAGTTATGGGAAACATGAAACTCAAGGGGCGAGTAACAGATTATTATGATTCACACGGTAGCCGAAAAAATGATTTGATTGACCGCTATAGTATAGACGCAAATCCCGTAAAACAACTTGTTTCCTATGTTTCCATCATTTATGGAAAAAAATTACCCAATGAATTATTCCCCATCGATATATTATTAGCCATAGGTCTTCTCAAAAGTATTATTGTAAAAAACACATATCATAAGACATATAATATAAGATTACCTTACTGGTCTCCTTTATACAGGCGCAAGAGTGGTGTATTTGTAGGTACATCCCTCGGCAATAATATAAATTGTTCTTATGGTCAATACGAAGGAAGCAAATCAACAGCTATTAAGATTGCGCAAGCTGCTAATAAATGCAACAACGATGCGTCCAAGCATTGGCAAACACCATATACACCAGAGAATATTCACCATTTATCATATAAAGTTGAATTTCTTGAACCAAAATCAAAATGGAAAACATATCCGGGCTCACTGGCGCCAAAAAGATTTTCACCCGATGGTACCAGTGGAATTTTTTTGAGATTGCCTAACGGAAAGTCCGCGACTTATTTACCCGGAGTTTTCAGAAATAACCCACAATGGTCTATAACCGATATAATGAATAAACTAACAGAAAAAGCAGACGCGCACCAATCAAATGATTGGAAAAAAGGAAATGTCCAAGAATACAAAACAACAAGTTATACGTGGAATCCTTATCTTAAAATGATTGATGTTTTTCCACCGCCGCCATTTGTAAAAACCACCCGCAAAAACAAAACCAGAAAAAACAAAACCCGCAAAAAAAAATTAAATCGGTCGCGAAAACACCGAATATAAATATGAAGTATTTTTATTCAACACCTTTTTAGACGTCCAATAACGTTTAAACCAAGAAGGAATATCAGGAAAATAAGCATCGCAATGCGTAAAAGGAATATGATCAATTTCTGTTGTATAAATATATTTTAACTCGGGATCTTTCATAAATTGCGTATAAATATTTTCACCACCAATTATCCAAATATCGTCGTACCCCCTCTCTCGACAATATTTTTTAAGATCAATAATTTCGGGAAAAACTTTTACATTATTATGATCCAGATCTTTACACCAGTGTTTCTTATAATCAAAAGAAATACTCTTACTTAAAATTAAATTATCCCTTTTTTGAAGAGGACGTTTAGAAAGACTCAGCCAGGTATTTTTACCCATCACAACAGCATTATTATTATCGCCTATTGTTAGACGTTTAAATCTTAACATATCATCCTTCAAACGCCAAGGCAATCCACCGCGAAAGCCTATGCCACGGTCCTTTGTGTGCGCGACAATCATTTTAAACATATAAATAAATATTCTAATAAGTATTTATATATGTTACCTATAATTAAGATTTATCATCAAGGGAAAACAGATATCAGCAAATATATATATGTATTTTTAAATAATAATTGGATTGAGGACAACATATTTTCTCTCAAGGATAGTTTAAAAGAATTAGGAGAAGCAGTAAATAGAAAGGACAACGATACCCTACGATTTATTTTTTCGGAAACGGAGCTAAAAAATATTTATAGTAATAATATCCCTATTACATTTTTTGCTGAAACCCTTCATCTTGACGATACCATTAAGACGATAAAGGGAAAAATTATTGAAAAAACAGGGTTATCTATTTCTCTCCCCGAAATTTATTTATATGGGATCCGTCGTGAAAAATTAAGTCCTGAGGCGTTATATAACAAATTAACTCAAAATGATGAAATACCTCTTACACGCCAAAGATTATTACAATTCTTGCAAAATTTTGTCAGATTTAATATATCAGATTTTAAAGCTGAGGAAGACGATGATTTGTCTCAGGCGAATTTATTACCATATACGAAAGTCCCCGAATTAATAAAATTTCCCATAGGGCAACAAATTATTATAGAAAAAAACTACCCATACATGGTATCGCCATTTGGACAGTTTTTCGAAAATATAACTTTGGAAAATTATGCTGAAAAAATAATATCTACGCAAAATGAATATTTTCTCTTAGAGTACGGTCAGTTAGAATCAAATATTATTTATATGTGCACAGCAGAAGATGTGTTGAAAGCATCAACAAAAATTACAGAGAAAATAAAAATAAAAATATATTTTCCTCACCTTTTCAAGAAAAAAATCGTTGATTTGACCTCCCTGCTAACAAACAAACAACTATTATTGAAGACAAATAAAAAACTAATAGATTCTAACTTCAAAAAATATAATAACAATATTAATTTATTTTATAACTTATACTACAATAGAAAAGCAATTCTACCCAGCACCAGCTTGGGCATAAAATATGTACATTTTATTATTCATCCCATCACAATTATAAATTTCCCTATAGATATCATATTCAAATTAATTTCCACCTCGGCGAATATCCCATTATCAAAGTGGAATCCCGGGAAACGGAGAGAAAATATCTACCGCCTATACACACCTCAAACATCAAAAGATGGTCGTAAAATTCCAAAATTAGCAAAATCAGAAATTATGAAGATTATGCGAACCGTTGGAAGAAAAAAAAGTGTATCAATAACCATCCAATTACAAAAAAAAAATTATATTATATGCGAATTCTTTGATAATGGAAACCTGAGCATAAAATGTTCTTTTGAGCCATTCCAAGATGTGGTTACGATAGAAAATATTCTTAAAAAAAAAATAAATCCAATACTAAATACCATAGCTACATTTTTGGAACAAAGTGGTTATGAATATTTTACATTTGAAAATTTACACGCCAAAAATATAGAAATTATAGATTTACATTACCATATGACATTTCCTGTCGCCCAAAAGGAAAGCCTTAAAAATATTCCAGAATTCAAAACCTGTTTATCAAGTGTGTTTAATATTGCAGAGAATAAAGGCGACGGTGGTGATAGATTAATCTATAAGAGGGTTGCTCATTTTAATAAGGGCGACAGCATGGATGCATTCATAACATATCTTCATAAATCCGAAGTTAGCCCCCCAATAATTATAAAACAATTAGAAGAATATTTTAATATAGATAATAAAGAAGCAATACAGGAATATTCAAGATGGGTCGATGAAAGACAAGTAGAGAGAGGTCGTTATGAGAATAAAAAACTAAAAATAATAAGCAATCCTGGATTTACTGTTAATATACAATGGAATGATGGAGAAGTTGATATTAGAGTCCAAGATATAGATAATATATATTATCTCGAATTGCTTCCTATCTATTTAAATTCTATGATAAAATTAACTCAATATAAGAATTTAATTGGAGAATCTGAAGAAGCGCGATTTACAAAACGAATTGATGACATGTGTAAAAAAGGTAATGCAGAAATTATAACCTTCCCTGAAATAAAGGCGTCTAATGAAAAGAAATTTTCGGATCAAACAAATGTTTCTGCTAACGAAGGATTGGTCACATTTGGCAGTCCCGAGGATATAGATGATGATCTATTGGATATGTTTGGAGGATCTGAAAGCGACGAAGACGACGAAGACGACGACGATGATGGCGACTTATCAAGCTTTTCGCAACCCAGTCAACAAGTAGCGGAATCTTCGGTCCAGAATGAGCCTATGGCACAGAATATTGATGGATTATCTCTTAGTAATCCAAATTATTTTCAAAAACGACTTGAAAATGCTGACCCCATTCTATTTATTAAACAAAAGAAAGGGAAATTCAAACAATATTCCAGATCTTGTGCGGTAAATATTCGCCGACAACCTGTTCTTTTAACAGATAAAGAATTTCAAAAAATTAAAAATGAAAGCCCCGAAAAGATAAAAATGGCAGTAAAATATGGATCAGACCCAGACAAAAAGTTCTGGTATATATGTCCACAATATTGGTGTTTAACAGAAAATCGTCCGCTAACAAAAGATGATTTAGAGGAGGCAAAGCGTAACGGAACTAAACTTTGTGGAGATAGTAACGATCCTTACCAAAATATAATCCCACATAATGCCAAAACAGTACCAAAGGGGAAATATATATATAGTCGTGTAGATTTTGGACAAAAGAAAAGAAAGCAAGTACAAGAAACGCTTTACCCAAGTTTTTTTGTAGGAAAACACCCCAATCCCAAATTATGCATCCCCTGCTGCTTTAATAAACCTGGCGGCAAACAAACAAGAAATCGTGAAAAATGTGGTGCGGAAGTATGGGACATTCATAAACAAGGAAAAAAATCTATTCCACAACTTCTCACAAAAACAAAGGTTATCAAAGAAAGCGGTAAATTTCCCCTCGAAAAGGAAGAATGGGGATTTCTACCCATGAATATATATAATTTTCTTGATATCCCTTACAGTTATTCTAATTGCAACAGTGATGGAGAAACGTGTATATTAAGAAAGGGTGTTCAATATAGCCCTAACCAATCCTTTATCGCTGCAATCGCAACTATACTTAACCCCAACAAACCATTGTCTATAGAAGAAATGAAAAAAAAAATAATTAGAGTCATTACATTTGATTTGTTCATAACCTATCAGCACGGCACACTTGTAGAAATCTTTAAAACAAAAAAAAGAAACCCAATCAATGAATCAGAATATAAGAGTACAATACTTTACAAAAAATTAATTAACCAAAAAATTGGAAAGGAATATTTAAAAGAAATTATAAGCGCCTATGAAAATTTTCAAAACTATTTACGTGATGATAAAATTAATATAGATTACGAATATCTATGGGATATTATATGCACAAAAAATGAATTACTTTTTGAAAAAGGACTAAATCTTATTATATTAACCATTCCACAAAATGACATAACCCAAAAAGTTGATATAATTTGCCCCAGCAATCATTACTCTACAAACTTATTCGTCGGAGGACGCCCTACAGCGATTATTTTATTACGAGAAGGGTTTTTTGAACCTATACTGGAAAGGCAAAAAATAGCAAGGGGGAAAAATAATATAAAATCCACCTTCTCTTTGAAAGGGAAAGCGTGTTTTAACAGATGTCCTTGGACTTTACAAACAATTATACGCCAAATAGGAAATAAGATAAAAACAAAATGCGGCTTTATTAAACCCAGAGATAGATTTTTTGGACAAGACAAAATTGAAAAAAATAAGAGGTTTGCAATGAAACATAACATACCCGCTAAAAAAATCTACAAAATATTAAAAAAGAAAACGGACTACACGTTTTATAAACAAGTTATTAATGAACACACAAAAGTAATTGGGATTATTGTCGTTAATTCCAAAAAAAGAAAAGAGATAATTTTCGTACCGTGTGCGCCCTCCCCTATAGGTATTGGCTACGCCGGCAAGGACAAGGACAGCGGTGACGCTACTATTCTTATAAACGAAGACACGTCATGGTGGAATTCATATAAAGAAAGTGTGCGATTATTGAATGATATTGCATCTTTTGGTGGTATTCCGTGCAAACCCAGATTTAAGGTTATTGATGATGGCAAAATCATCGGGATATTAACACAGACAAATCAATTAGTTCCGACAAAACCAGAAACAGTAGAGAATACAAATGGTGATAAACTGGTTCCCTACTATATCAATACCAATATTATAAAGGCAAATGAAAAAATATGGTCATCAACAAAGAAAGATGCCGAACGATTAGAAACAGTCAAGAAAATAAAATTAGAAACGAATTTTTATAATACATTTCGAAATACTGTAAGAATTTTATTAAATCAATATAAATTTAAGAAAATAAAAGAAAAAATAGAGGAAAAAATTCGCGATCCATCTATATCCTATTGGATAAAACTCGATAATATTATTAAGTTATTAAAAAATCTTGTTTCACCCTTCACAGAATTTGTAGAAATTAATATAAATGACGTAGATGCTATTAGTACATGTTTAAATTTCCGTAAAGATACTTGTAATACTAAATTTTGCGGATTTTCAGCTGCCAAAGATATATGCCAACTCCTTATTCCTAAGGAGAATCTTATCAGTGGTAACGATAACGAAAATATATATTACGGAAGAATGTCTGACGAATTAATTCGTTACGGGCGTGTTCAAACATTTCTATTAAAACATAACAAATTTATATCATTTCAAAAGATTGATTATAATTTAAAAAATAATGAGGTATTATTGCTCGAAGAAATATTAACAGATAAATACAAAAACTACTTCAAAAATTTTGATCCTATTGATATAAATAAGTATATTACACACCCCCAAACATTTTATAGTGCTAACCCCTTGGAGCATCCTCCTTATGCTAAAGAATTTGTATTAGACCATTAGAACAAAATATTGCGGAATCCTGTGTTAACAAGAAAGCCCCAATCCCCGCTAATAATTTTTTCTTATGTCTCTCTTTCATTTTTGGATTTTGAGAATACCCTGTATAATAATAATGTATAAGTAAATAATCTAATTGACTGATTATATATTTTTTTTTTTCTGGAGAACAATTTGTTTGTATAGAATAATCACCATCACTATGATTCTTTAATAGATCGATAATATCTGAAAATTTTTCGTCTTCTGACATATTCTTATAATAATTATTAATAGCAATATCGTGTAATAATGAATAGTGAACCATATAAAATTCATCTATATCAAAATCTAAAAGTAAAAACTGCGATAGCAAAGGTGGTATATGAAATTCTGTGTTCAGTAAGGCAAAATAAATATTATATAAATTATGTCTCTTGAATCTTTTTCCTGTATAAGGATTTTTCAAAGAAAGAGGGTCAGAAAATAACCCCTCTGAATTCTCCAATGCAATGCGCCACATTGTCAATAAATCAGTTAATCTGAAATTAAATATTCCATTATTTTGAATAAGCGATATTGTATGTGATTTGGGAAATTCTGTGAGTGGAGTTTTATAAAGATCAATGTTTATTTTTGGAGGACCCAATCTTTTACAATAATATCTATGAAATAAGCGTTTTAACTTATAACGATGCATAACAGCCTTGTAATATATTTTTTTTAATACCTCTTTTTTAACATCATCAATAAAAATCGACGCGCAAATCGAAGTAGAAAAATGAAATATATCTTTCTTTGGGTACAAATTAAAAACAATAAAATAAATTAAATATGGAGAATTTCTTGGCAATATATTTTTGATAAAAAAAAATATATTATTCATACTTATTCATTATATTTTTATTTTATACCTTTCATAGAGTAGCAATTATTTAAAACCCCGGATTATAATCATCATCATCATCGCCCATATCTTCGCCCGTTATAAACTCCGTAGAATTAACAATGGCCAAATTTGAAGTTGAACATACATCATCCGGATCCTCAATCCCCAAGATATCACTTATATTTATCTTCTCTTCTTGAAATTTTTCCTCCAATTCACGCATCTTTTTCATATTTAACATTACTTGAAAACTATTGGTCCCAAAGTATCCTTGTTGTCCACACATTATATTTGCAGAAATCCCGCACATATTATCTAATTCCGCATGACGCGCAGCTCTTAAAAACATTTCGGGCGTTTCCTCAAAAGATGCTTTTGCCAATGGACCAATATCATCATTGTTTATACCGTGACGAAATATAGAAACCATTTTTCGCGTAGCAGTCATTCTATCACACAATAAATCAATATGGTGAGAATTAATATAGGTTCCATCAAATTCTAAAACTTCCGACAATTCATTGCTTATTGTTTGCCGCGCTGCCTCAATCCCCAATACTTTATAGGTTTCTTGAATATCATTACTGAACGTTCTATTTACATCGATATTAGGAAGTGTAAGTAAATCAATCAAATTTGTTCCTATCGTATCTAATACCCATATTTCCACTGGAGTATAATTGCCATCTTTAAAAACCATATAATTAGGTATTTTACGAATCGTTACTTTGGGTATATTCTTTACACCACGCAAAATAATATTATTCAATAAGTTTTCCTGAAGATTTTTCAACATATAAATTTCGTCCGATTGATCTAATGACTTTTTTTTGTTATATTTTATCAATTTAGTTAAACGAATTCTCATTATTAAATCATCAGCATTTGTATCTGTATAAACACATTCTATACTATCCTTATAACTATGCTTTAAAGCAAAATGAATATCACTCATAGATATATTCTTTTCTAATAATGACTCACGACTTAATTCAAAACGAATAATCCATTTTGATCTTACCGATTTTTTGTGATCTCCTGATACACCCCCGCAATCAGCCATCATTGTCTGAAATTGTTTATATTCCTCCATGATGACTTTATCCTTTTCTATAAGGGTGTTCAAATTATCCGGATCAAAACATATACTGACACAACTTGTTATTGATCGTAAATTTGTATGTTCAAGTTGATACATTTGCTCTTGAGCTTTTAAACGGTCCTGCTGCTGATCACGTTTCAAAAATATAGTAGTCGACGGCTTTTTGGGGTGGGATGACAAAGATAATATTTCCTCAATTCTTGGCACACCACGCGTTACATTCGATTTAGAAGCAACACCGGCAAAATGAAATGTATTAAGGGTCATTTGAGTTGTGGGTTCCCCTATACTCTGCGCTGCTACAATTCCCACCATTTCACCCGGACTCACGATAGATTTATTATATTGCATTTCTATCGTTTTTAATAGAAAGATAATCGCGTGGCGATTTAAGTGGCGTACAGTTAAAAGGTCCTTGGGGGACAGATAAAACATATACATTAATTCAAATAACAATGTTGGAGATGTAAAATGGGACTTAAGTCTGTTGAATGATTGTTCCAACATTTCACATACCTCATAGGGAGTTATATCTACCTTAGAACTACCTTGAATATGCATTTGGCGTTGAATATTATTTATGATGCGCTTGAAATTTACAGGAACATGGACACGAGACTCATAATCATTCTGGAATACCTTTTCAACCAAGAGCCGACGCCCCTCAGTCATAAATATAACCATTTTTTTAGTAAAATCTATCAAATCCGATTTCTGTTTTTTCATCCGTTTGATAGTGTCTTTGGTAAAATTACTTTTAAACAATGCATTTCTCAAATCAAAGGGCATCTGAAAATGTGCATAAATTTCCTCTAATGTCATTTTTCCCAAGGGTAATTGTTGGTTTTCAACCGAGGTTGTTTCAATATTATCAGATCCATAAGCAAACTGAATAACCTTATTTTTATTATTCCGTACAGTCATATCATACTTGACAATTAAATCTTCGGCACCCTTTATCAACCGCCGTTGGATATACCCTGTTTGACTTGTTTTAACAGCTGTATCAATCAATCCTTCACGCCCACCCATAGCGTGAAAATACAATTCTTGCGGATTAAGACCTTCAATAAATGAATCTTCAACAAAACCACGCGCTTCCGGAGAATCGTCAAATTTACAATAATGAGGAAGTGTGCGATGCTCAAATCCATACGGAATGCGTTTACCATCGACATTTTGTTGTCCCAAACAAGAAATCATTTGTGCTATATTAATATTATTTCCCTTGGAACCAGCATTTACCATAGTAACAAACCGATTATCAGAAGATAAACTCTTTCTACCAATTTTACCCGCCTCTTCTTGCGCTTTATTTAAAATAGAGTTAACTTGTGTCTCGAATTCAATCTCATTTGTTTTGCCCGTATTATTTTCAAATACACCTATCTGGATTTGGTCTATTAGATTTTTAACTTCCTGCTTTTTTTCGCTAATAGCACGAGTAATTTTATCATTTGTTGTGTCATCTGCAATCAGATCACTTATCCCCACGCTATATGAACTCATTGTCATATATTTATTGATGATTCTTTGAAGATTATCAATAAAATCTGCCGCTTGACCATGTCCAAAATCATTAAATATACTTTGAATCATACCACGCGAAGATGCACCCAAAACACCCTTATCCATCTGCCCACGCAAATATTTACCATTAATAATCTCAACCATATTATTTGATGTTTTTTTATCATCCCCTTCTTCAAACATCTTATTCATAAAATGCGCCGACATAGGAGGGAGGATTTGTGAAATAATATCAAAACTACTTATATTAGCCATATTATTAAAGAGTCGCACATCTACATTATCATAATTCATTAGGAGATTCATAGCACTACGAGGAGTAAAATTAATATCTGGACGCGTAAAGCGATAAGCTCCCAACAAAGAATCCTGAAAAATACCTATGATAGACGCATTATTAGCAGGACTGATAATTTGTTCAGCAACTGCCGCCAAGGTTCTGAGTTCAGTGCGCGCCTCATCATCCTGTGGCTGATGCAAATTCATCTCATCACCATCAAAGTCAGCATTATAAGGTTTCGTTACACCAACATTTAAGCGGAAAGTAAACCCCTTCTTCAATACCTTCGTTATATGACACATCATACTCATTTTATGCAAGGATGGTTGGCGATTAAATAGGACAGGATCACCGTCCATAAGATGCCTATGAACAATATCACCCTCCACAACCTCCAACGAATCACGGTCAACATATCGTAGGGATATGCTTTCTCCTGTTTTGCGTTGCAAAATTTTCGCACCAGGATAAATATCCGGACCATTAGAAACTAATTTTTTAAGAAATATCTTATTTCTTTTATTAACATATTCAGGAGTCGTCATATTTTTTGCAATTGTTATTGGGACCCCCAACTCTCTTACACCAATACTTGCATCAGGTGTGATAACACTTCGCGCCGAAAAATCAACTCGCTTACCCATTAGATTGCCCCGCACACGCCCACCCTTTCCAACCAAACGTTCTTTGATTGATTTTAGAGCACGTCCAGTTCTCTGTGCGACCGGCGCACATCCGGGTATGTGATTATCAATCATTGTTGCTATATAATACTGCAAAACCATCGTCCAATCATCTATAACTTTCGCATTGGCATCTTGATTTATTTTCTCCCTCAATGCCTTATTCGACTTTATGATATTCACAATAATATGAGAAATATCATCTTCACTGCGTTGCTGTGCATCGTGTTTGACTGAAGGACGCACCGCCGGCGGCGGAACCGCGAGAACCTGACATACCATCCAATCAGGACGCGACCAAATCGGGCTAAATCCCATAAATTTAACATCATCATCAGATATTCTACGCAGTATAGTAAGAACCTGCTCACAAGTTAATTTTATCGTTAATTTATCTTTCACATTTCCATCATCGTCCATAAAACCATCAATATTATCCCATTCACAAAAGAGCGTGGCAAGCCCCTCCTTGTAAATCTTTTTAGGCTGCTTAGTCCCACATCCATCTTCGTTTTCTTCACCACAACGCGAAATTTTACTCGCCAGCCCAAAAAGAATACCCCACCTTTTACGCGCATCGACATCTAAAATATGACTATGCATTTTCTTATTGATCAATAATTTACTACATTTAAAGCAAACACATCGTAAAATTTTCAGGACAGTACTTAGATATTGAATATAATAAACGGGACGCGCTAATTCAATGTGACCAAAGTATCCAGGGGTATTAATATAATTAAGACCATCCGTAGGACAAATAAGACCGGGGTCCAATACCCCCATACGTGGGTCAAATAAACCCCCAATAACAGGACGATCGTTAATATACGTATCCCTACTTATAATTTCAGCGACAGATGTCCGCCTGATCTCATCAGGAGATAACAAACTAAATTGCACTCCTATAATTTTTGATGAGGTAATATCAGCGTGTTTGTTATAATTCGGCATTCTTATATTTCTAATATATTATTTAGATTGTTTTCAATTTTATAAAATGGTATAAATATTATATCTATTTACATAATAATGAAGAGCGATCCTCAAACGCCTAAATATAATTTACGTGAAAAAAAAAAAGATAAAAAACATCTTATTGACCCAGATTCTGATACTGAAAGCGATAGCGATTATATACCTGGCGCGTCCGAAGATGAGGATGAAGAGTTTAATGTACGACAATGGCAAAAATTTATTGGAAAGTTATTTCCATCTAAATATACCAATAAACGCAATACATTATTATCAGCTATGGATAAATTAAAAGAAAATAAAGACGCGACAGATGATGATGATGAAGCAGAGCCCCCCGAAGACATGGAAGAAGATTACGACGAAGTATATTTAGACAACCCCAATATGAAGGTAAATATAATTTTTACTGTAGCCGAAAATATAGAGGGCGAATACTATGAAGACGAGGAGGAAGAGGAGGAAGAGGAAATAGATGATCCAATATTGCCAGAAACAAAATGTAACGATCTTGTATTTGAAAAAGGAGATATAATCGAAGTAAAATTAGATAAATGGGATGAATGGAAAGAGGGGACTGTCCTTAAAAAGAAAGGTGATGCTTATAATGTAAAAGTCAACAAAACAAGTTATTCATGTATTTCACCAGAAAAAATACGTGCAAAAAAAGCCAGCCTTGACGATAATAAAGAACTGTTAGCAGAACTTAAAAATTTACTAGAAACAAAAAAAACAAAGGGACAGTCGGCAATGAAAGAAAAAATACAATCAATGATAACATTACAAGAAAAAGAATTATCAAAAAAAAAGAAATCTGCAGAAAAAAAAACTAAATTAGAAAATAGTAGAAAATTCAAAAAATTACTATACAGCCAAAATGTTATGTGTGATTTCAAATATTTCCGAAATTTATCCACCGAACAACAAACTAATATACTCGTGCAAATGAAAGAAATACATAACCATTCCAAAATATCTAAGCCATATCGTATTACCCTCCTTGAAACAGATATTCCCACAAAATACAAAGCAATAGCTTTCAATAAAATTAATATGCTATCCCGTATGGACCCAGGAATAGGAGAATATTATAAGATCAAACAATGGGTAGATACATTTATGCATATACCTTTTGGGAAATATAATACACTCCCATTATCCATAGACGATGGGAAAGATAAATGTCAAGAATTTATGGAAAATGCACGCGACGAATTAGATAATGCAGTTTATGGACTAAATGATGCGAAAATGCAAATCATGCAGATGATTGGACAATGGATAAGTAATCCAAAATCTGTTGGAACAGCTATTGCTATTCATGGTCCAATGGGAACAGGAAAAACAACTCTTGTAAAACAAGGAATAAGTAAAATCTTGAATCGCCCTTTCGCATTTATTGCATTGGGAGGCGCAACTGATAGCAGCTTCCTCGAAGGACATTCATATACATATGAAGGGAGCACCTGGGGAAAGATTGTAGATATACTCATGCAGAGCAAATGTATGAATCCTGTAATATATTTTGATGAACTTGATAAAATAAGTGGCACACCCAAGGGTGAAGAAATTATCGGCATCCTAACACACCTCACAGATACAACACAAAATAGCCAGTTTCACGATAAGTATTTTTCCAGTTTAGATTTTGATCTTAGTAAAGCCCTGTTTATTTTCAGCTATAATGATGAAGACAAAATTAACCCAATTTTACGTGATCGTATGTACAGAATAGAAACAAAGGGGTATACAAAACAAGATAAAATTGTCATAGCAAAAAAACATTTAATACCAGAAATTAACAATAATATTAAATTTGATAACGACCAAATTGCAATGCCTGATGATGCACTTGCATATATCATCGATACATTTACCAACAAAGAAAAAGGTGTGCGCAATCTTAAACGCTGTCTGGAAATTATATATTCTAAATTAAATTTATTTAGACTTATGAAACCCGATAGCAAATTATTTAATGATAAAATGAATTCATTAAAGGTCGAATTCCCATTTACAGTAAAAAAAGATATCATAGATAAACTTATTTCCAAGAAAGAAACTGATATACCTTACAATCTATACTTATAACCGCGCCAAAGCGCCTGGAATTTTGTTATACCCCCAAATATTGTTTTAATACACGGAATGCATCGTTTGTGGATATTCTTGTATTTTCGTAATGCAATCATCACACATACACCTTCAATAGGTTTATGGCAACATATACAATCGTAATAAGGTATTTGTTCTAACCAACCATGATGACCCGCATAAAGATGTTCCTCATACTTATTCTCAAAATTACGCACAATACCCAAAATATAAAATCTAAATTCCTTTATTCTCCAATTAATAAATGGAAAGGTACCATACCCAGAACCCTTTACAAACTTAAGTGCGCCAAAACCTAATATTATTAGACGCCCCAAATCATCGCTTTTCCTTTCACACCACAGCGCCGCCGTATTCTTCGTTAATATATTTAATTCACTGCAATATATATGTTTGAACTGTTTAACATAGTCGTCTATCGGTAGCCAAATCGCTGAAGAACTTGACCCCGCTTGATGCGGTGGCGTCGTATGCTGTCTATGTAAAACAAATTCTTGAATATTTTGTATAAAATTATGTACAGACCCCTTCCACTCCTCCTCACTATCATATTTAGTCCGTGGAACCGTCCTCGCACGCTTTTCCTTTTCTAACATAGTAATCTTTTGTGTTGCAAGCAATAATTCCTCATTATACAAGGCACGCGAACATTGTGCAAGCAATTCCATTTATGAATATAATAATATTCATAAATAAATAATCAATTTATAACAGACACGTGAACATCCACTAATACACTATCGCGTAAACATTTTAAATGTAATTCGTTTGAATCAACCAAACGCTCAAAACAATTATCAATATTATTATCTTCCAAAAACTGCATTACTCTAACATTAACCATAAAAGGTTCAACACGTACATATAACTGTCCAATAACACCCAAAAATAAAGTAGAAAATAATACCCAATGCATCTATATTAAACAATGATGACTATATAGGTCTATATGGAAAAACATATAGATAATTTAATTAAAATACAACATTCTTTGGAATGGGAAATTCAATGCGCTCAAGATAAATTAGAAAGCTATACAGAAAATCTTAAAAATATAAAAGCTTTCCTCCTTGATTGCTGCCCACATCAATGGGTAACCGATTATATAGATATAGATATTGAACACGGAGAACAAATAACTATCTGTAATAAATGTCTCTCAACAAAGCCCGCCAAATTTTCAAATTAAAAATTGATATATTTTTTCTTTTACAATAAGTAGCAATAACACAAATGGATTCTAAAACCAACAAAAGCAAAATATTTCAGACACATATCGTAGCGCGGCACCGGGGGATAAGTGCATTTAATCGAAAAACAATATCAGAAATCCAATACAAGAAAGGAGATGATCTTTATATGGGAGTTATATTACAAACAAATAACGGATTCAAAGAATATTTTTCAATAGCTACGGGAAAAATAATTGAGAAAGATGGAAAACAATATTATGAGGTATATCCTAATTTATATACACACAAACAAATGGAAATCATCGATGACGCGTTGCGAACAATACGGTGGGCAGATTCACCCCAAGGAACACCATACGAATAATTATTATATATTATTATAATAATGGACCGATCTATCCTAACTCTTATTTTACTTATTTTAATTTCCGCCGGAACATTGTATATTGTCGTGACTAAAAAAAAAGCTTTAGAACCATTGACAAAAAGATGTTTAAAAGGATGCTCCCCAGCAACCACTATTACAAAAAATTGTCAATACTTCCCGCAACCAAATGGTAAAAATGTATATTCATGCCCACAAGAATGTCATTCCTTAAATAGGAGCGGAGGGAGAAATACTTGCGCCAGCAATACAGATTGCAAATATTGCAATAAACAATTATTAAATCCTAATGGACAACCAGCCAATAATGCACCGTCACCCTCACCCTCACCTTCTTCGCCTTATACTGTCGTACCAAGTACCCCGTCTTCTCATCTTGGTGCAGCCAGCTCTAAAATTTCTTCTCTATGTCCAGCATCCACTATTGTTATTTTCAATGGCTAATCATAAAAATTCAGGGAATTAGGCTTTAAAAGAAATTCCACACCCACAAGTACTTTTCGATAAGGGATTATTAAACACAAACCCCTCACCCATCACCGTCTTCTCCCATTTAATTTCAGTTCCCATACAATACATCAAACTCTTCCCGCAAACGATAATTGGAACATTCCCAATATTTACTAATTCATCATTTTTTTGAGGTGATGCATTAGAAGGCTCTATAATATATTCAAATCCACTACATCCTCCACTTTTTAAACCAAATAATATATATTTAGCATTATTATCCTTCAATATAGATGTTAAATAACGGAGAGCAGGGGTCGCAACTTTAATAATACTCATTATAATTAATTCCCATTTTTATATTGTAAAATTATAGGCGCTACAGGGGGAACAATTTTAAAAATAAAGTCGAGCGCTTTCTTCCATTCTTCATTAGGAAGAATTATTATATTTTTTTCTATATGTTCTGCCATAATGGGTCTATAGTGAATCATAAGTGTTATTTGTTTCCATATATGTTTCCAGGGAACACAAGTCAACTGGCTTAAATCCCAAGTAACAACTAATGGTATATTAGATCGCATAATAGTATCTACCTGCTCTTTATACTCACTCCATACAAATTCATCCTGTAAAGATATAATATAAGATTCTTTCATTATAATTAACTTATTTTTATATATAATCAAAAAATAAATTAATATTGCTGAACGCCCCCACCGCACGCTGTACGGTTTCCGCCGCGTTGATTCACATAGTCCATTTGCGCACGAGTAATACAGGCGCATCCGGTGCTGGAACTTACAGAAGATCCGCAGCATTCAGGTTTGAATTGATTATCGGCAAACAAGAACATTTGTCCCTCCGGCAATGGAACAGGGGTACCTTTGTAGGTATCCATCTGCTGCGATCTCCACGGGATATCGGGTCCAACTTTCTGTTTTCTGGTCTCCCAACTTCCGTTAACACCTGTACCCATCTTATAATCGGTGGGAGCGCCGAGATTCTGAAAGTTCTCACGCGCACCACACTTGCATTTACCACTGCACCCACAGTTACGCCTCTCTGTTAACCCCACTTTTATATTATCAATCTTTGAACAAGAGCAAAGAACGTGTCCCCCAATAAATATACCAATAAGCAAGCAAAGAACAACACATTCAACGCGTATTTTCATGCCAAAAATTTTAACTTCCATATTTATACATAATTAATAGATAATAAATTAAAATGTTGGGAATAAAAATTGCGGTCCTTCCATTATTTTTTCAATAACGCCGTTGTAATCATGGAATTTTACCCCCTTTATTGTTAAGAACTTGGTGTCAGTAATTATATGATATAACTGATCTTCCAAAAACACTCTCTCACCTCTCAATTTTTTAGTGGTCATATTGCCTAAATTATCATTTACAAAAGGAACATTTGTTGAACACACAATGCATTTCCCCTTAATATTATATCTCTTAATTACCACATCATCTCCAAGTATTTTAACTATCCCTAAAACTTTTTCACCGTTTTCCAAATAATCGCCAATATTAATATTCTTCATATATTTTTTAGTACCATCTAATAATAATACATCAGTACAGCCGTCAAAACCACTTTCTAAATGTGTATGGATATGTTCCTTGCGAGAAATATCGGGCAAATATGCTGCCGCACGCTCTTGTATATTTACCCAATCATTATTATCAACTTCATCCCAATCAGAAAATGTTATACCATTGATATTTATTACCTTTGATGATGTACTTAAACAATACAAATATGGTTTATTATAATCACTAATATGACGACTATTTGGGTGTGAAGAAACAGATAAACATTTTTCTAAAGGTGTTATAATTTGATGTGAACCAGAAACAATCACATTTTCATAGTTATACATATCTTCATTCTCCCTCGACAGCTTAAATACAGCTGTAACCACTGACCCATCTGCTAAAATTTCACCTGGGATAAGCTCATGGATAAATTTAATACCCTCACACGTATTTATTTGAGTATCTTTATCAAAACAAGATGTTGTTGGGTCAGCAGGCTGACCTGTCAAATCCAATATTTTATTCATCCAATAAATAATAATCGCACACATAATCGCAAGAAACAAAAATATAGCTGTCGCGATAAGGGCCAAAAACCAAGAGAAGGGATCAATCCAAAAGACAGCTATCATTACAACTAAAATAATAATTACAAAAATTAATAATTCAATAAAAGCACCAATCGATGCCTTTACGGTATACCACAACCCCAACATCATCATTAACACTTGTGTTAAAATACCACCCGTCTTCTCCATAATATCTTTCATCTTAGCCATTAAGAAAACCATAGGTGTTACCGTATTGAGAAGACGATTTAAAATCCTTTTAACCATATTTTCTATAGATATGCGTATTGACTGAAAAGCACGTCTAATGTCCTGTATAATCTTATGTAATTCATTAATTGCGTCTGTAATAAGATGTTCAATAGCATAAATAGGTTTCAGTATATCTCCTAAAATTTGTTTCAATACAATGGATACACAATTGGTGAAATTTTGTCCAGTAAAAGAAAATTTCGATTGTCCGGGAGGACCATTAATAATTCCTGCAAAAGGCATTACATTTGGACTACACCTACGATTAATCCAATCTGCTTTTATAGGCTTAATCTGGTGCATTACCACAAAATAAGAAAGAATAAGCCAAGTAATAAATAATAATATACCTGCAATGATCACAGATCCACCATATCTATCTAAATAACCCTTTTTTTTATATATAGTTTTAACCTTCCCGATAAATGTTGCCGGAATATTACTCATTATATAATAAGTGGATAATATTCAAAAGATTTTAGTTAATTCCCATCTTCCCAATCCCAAAAAATATATTCACCCACAGGAATGCGATGGTCACTTGTTATAAGACAATTCATACTATCCGTATAATATGTATCTTTTATGGACTCCTCCAAATCTGATACTGCAACAAAATCACCCGTTCGTGGATTTTTAACTAAATGACTACCTGTAACCAATATATCCTGTTTCAACACATTTGAATAAATTCTATAATAAGGATTTATTTTTGAACCCTTCAATTCAAGAGTCCCCAGAACTGTTATACCATTTGACAAAATGTCACCAATTTTAATATCACACATTTTTTTTCTTGTCCCATCTTTTAATAACATGGGAGTAGAAGGATGAAAACACAAAAAGCGAATAACAGATCCAACCGGACCTGCCCAAACACTTTTGGCAGTTTTATACATCCCATCAGTAATTAAAAGTAGCACTGTCATAATGCCCATTACTTTACTTCCTAAATCTTTCATTCCCATAATAATTTTTTGAAATTCAATAATAATATTCATAAAGATTCCAATAATTTTCGTTATCATCTCTTTAACCATATCCCTCGCATAATCAAACATTTTGCGGATTTCATTTATAGCACCAAACATACCACCCGTCGATGAGTTTGCTAAAGATTGAATGTAGTGGATTGGTTTCATCAAATCACCCATCATACCTTTCATCTCGCTTTGAACACAGGATGTAAAATTTTGCCCAGTAGTAGTCCCTGTTGGACCTAATTGTGATGCGAAAGGCATCATAATAGGATTACATCTATATTCAGGCCATTTTTGTTGAATAGCCTTCAGCCCTTGTGAAAAATATGTAAATGCAAACATTAGAAGAAATAATAATATAATTAGCAAGCTGAGAAATGCATCCCAAAACTTCATATTAGAATATATTCCTATAATAATT